GGCTACCCACATTAAAAATCCGCCCACTATCATTCCAATTGAAGCGATTATAGATATTTTTCCTTTCATATTATCCTGAAACTCTTTCATCTCTTCCATTTTAATCTCGTGTGCTGCGCATGGCAGTTTTTCAAACAATTCTTTTATATCTAAGACCGCCTGCTTTGTCGTGGCAACATCTTCGAGTAGTTGAATTTCTTTTTGAGCTGATAATGCCATTTAAACTATTTTACTGTTTAACCATGCATCCAACTTCATTATTGCGATATATTGCTCGGCTCTCGTCATGTCTACTCCCGGCAATGTTATTGGAAGCGATTTTAATATATTATTTACCGATTCCGACCTTGCTTTTGCCGAAACATAAAGGCCTAAAACTATGTCTGTCTCGTTGTCTATAATTCTTTCGTGTACGTCTATTATTTTCCAATAATTTCCGACGATGCCCTTAAAACCCTCGTCTAATTGTATTGCCATGTTAGTTGTTATTTAATAGTTTTATTTTTCTTATGTTGCCATTTGAATTGACTATCATGTAATCACCCGAATCTCCTCCGGCAGAGTTAGCGACGTTATCGCTCCCAAAAATGCCGTTTTGGTCAACAAACAATGGTACTGGACCTCGTTTTTTAGTCACGTCTACTCCGCTTCCCCATGCTCCTCCGTTATCGTTAAATGCTGGGCTTCCGGTATCATGACCGTCGGTTGCGTTTCTTATCAATCTGTTTCCGGTGCTGTTGGCTCCGGGCTGCCAGTTCCAACTAATCCAGTACAAGCTTCCACTGTTGTCGTCGGTCACGCTCGCTGTTGCCGGGCTAGATGAGTAAATGTTCGTTACTCCTAATAATCTTTTCGCGTATATGTCTATGCTTATAGTTTGCCCGTTGGCTGTATATGAGACTGGGTTGGCCACGCTTCCGGCTGTCCATCCGTTCTTTGTATCTGTAAAATTACCGGCATCTATAAAATAATTGAAAGAATGGCCCTCGGAGTCTGATTTTAATATACGGCTATATGTATTTTCTATGTCTACTGAAATTGTATAAACGTATGGAGCTACTGTTCCAGTAGACCAATCCAAATCCCCTCCAGTGTATGAGGAGGTGTCATTGACTGAAGTTCCCGATGTCCCGGTGTTCCAATAATACGTCGTGTAGTCATAACCGTAAGACGGGAAGTTGTCTTGCCTTTTAAATACGGCGCTATAACCGCTCGGATTGTCGTAAGACAAGAGTATGTCATATGTTACCCCAACGGTATTCGGTGTGATCACCGGAGTTTCTTGTGTCCAGCCACTACCACCAAATGTCGTGTCTGTATAAGTTGCTGTGCTTCCAGTATCTATTCTGTCGTAATCATAAGTTCCATCGTTAATTGTAGTTTTTACATTTGTTGCAGTTGTAGTCCAGTTGATTACATTGTTGTAGGTTATCGTAGCAGCAGTGACTGAGGTATCTATCGTGGCTGTCGGGCAAGAATCATAGGACTTTGAATATGAAAGTCCAACATCTTCATAGCCAGAATTAGTGCCATCTGTGAGGAAAACAACATAACCTATTTCATCGCCAGTTGCAGAAATCGCCCAAGTTAAATCAACCCCATTGCTTCCTGTAAGATTAACTGTTGGAAGGGCTTGTCCTGAGGAATAAACATATTGTCCGTGAACTACCTTATAAGCATAAATATACCCATCAATAGTAGTTCCTGAGAATGTACCAGTTCCTGAACTATTTTCAAGCATAGTCAAACTTGTAGGATAGTCTTGTGTCTTTCCATTAGAATCATCATCAGTCAAAGTAATTACTGCTGGAGTTGAGTTGTAGACATCTGCTCCGTGAATATTATCCATTCCATAAAGGTTATAGGTTCTTCCAGTTCCATTTGCTGTAAATGCACCACTACCATCTGTTTTATAGTCTATATAAGAAGCATTATCAGAAATTCCATTTGCAGTTGCTCCGTTAGAGTTGTCATCTGTAAATCCAGAAGTTACCTCATTAACAGAATAATTTGCGCCACTGTTATATTTTGCTTGGTAGTTTACTGTATAACCACTTGCCGTATATTGACCTCCTCCGTCGGTTCTGTATTGCGGTACTGCGGTAAAGTTGGTCATGTCTGATAGTCCGGTATTCCCCGGCGTTGGGCTTGTTATACTCGCCTCAACATGACCCGAAGAGTAAATATTCTCCATTCCATTACTTGCTTGATTATACATCTGGTATGAATGGGTTTCGTTGTAACCTGTGTAATATGGACTCCAATCTGGCAAAGTAGCACTATTCCAACCATAGCCGAGGTCTGTCCAGTCGCCCAATATTTGTCCGCCAAAATCTTGGTATGTAGCCCAATTATCCCAACCAGTACCATCATTAAAGTTCCTGTAAATCCTTACACCATCATAATTTGTTCCAATTCCTATCTCTGATAGATAAATCAAAACCGAGAAATAAGTAGATATTGTGTAAACATCTAATTGAGTGGTTTGTGCATAATTGTGTGCGAATATTCTTGTGCCGTTTGTATCTTTGTATGGATAAACTCTGTAGATGAAGTTAAATGCTGGGTTTGCACCGCCGTTATAATAATTTCCCTGCGTGTCATCTTCCGTTGGAGTTGAGGTCATTCCTGTTGATATTTCGTCTGGAATGTCAAATCTATTTATTGTTAAATTGGTGGTGTTTGTCGGGTCTGATGGTAATGTATAATAATTTATTTGTCCTGAAGCTCCGCTTGGGTCGCCCACTGTATCCTCTCCGCCAAACTGAAACTTATTTGTCGAGATTGAGCCGGGTGCCATAAACTTCACGACCCTATTCGATGGGTCTATAACTGCGTCATCGTCTGTGACGTAGTTAAAGCTTCCGGTCGTTCTCACGAATTTGTTTTGTGAGGCGTTGTTATCTGAAAATCCATTAGAATAAATATGTCCGGCTGAAAAATTATAACCGGTCTGTATTTGGGTTCCATTTAAGTACATCGTCGAGTTTGCTACCTGTCCGTTAGCTCCGGCTATTGGAAAATATCCTTGTGTTAGGTTGGCGGCCTTTAAACTGGCCGCAGTTATTGCTCCGTTTGAAGTTATTGGTCCGGCTGATAGCGGAGCGATCATTGTTTTTGTCACTCCATCATAAGTCTCAACTAATGCGCCGTTAAAATAAAACTCATACACCCCGTTCTGCGCGGTTATCCAAGAGTCGGTGCCAAGGAATGTCCTTTGTATATCATAAGTCAGAGACCCTGTCGGGCTAAATTGTGTTTGGTAAGTATATTTATTCCATGCATCGCTACGTACGCTATTTGAAATCCTGTAGTAATATGCGCCTACGCCGTAAACTGTGTTTGTCGTTGGGTTTATTATGTCTCCTCCGGCGTATGCCCATGATCCGTTAACTGTATTTATCGGGGTGTTGTTGGTTGCGGCGGTTGCTGTAAAGGTATTAGGTCCGGTTCCGCTTGATTTGGTGAATACCAGTCCGCTATTTGAGCCGGAGCTATTTGTCGACAATACAACGAGGTCGCTTCCAATAAAGACAACTGTGAAAGTTATGCCGTTATTAGTGTATGTCGAACCCACTGCAAGAGCCGGCACTGAGCCGGGCGTTATGCTTACGTTCCAAAAATAGTTATAGGTTATGCCGTCTTTTGTTGCTTTCAATACGCCGGTGGCGTTGTCGTATAAAATAACCCTATCTTTTACTAATGCGCCGTCTGCGCCTCCGTATGTGTAATCTATGCCGGTACCAAAATTAAAGTTTTGGTCTTTTATGTTTACCGATTGCCCGTTTGTTCCATAATCAACGACATCTGAATAAGCCGTAATGTTATATTTTGCTTTTAGATATGCTTCAACTTGCTGTATTTCTATCGGGTCAAGTATTCTGTCAAAAGTAATAAATTCAGCAAAGTCACCAAACCAAGTTTCACCTAATTTTAGAGTTCCATTTGAGTTTGCTTGCCATCTGGCAGTAATTATCTTTGGAGTAGCCATCGGAGCAAAGGAAACTGAAGAAGTCTGTGGGTTGGCGTTTATGACATTATTCAAACGAACATCTATTGGATTGTATGCTGAGTATTGAATTAAATTATTTTGAGCTGTTCCACCTCCAGATAGGGTGCAACCACCACTGCATACATATCCACCATTCTTACCAAAAGTAGAACCAGAACCATAAGTCCAATTTCCAACTGCTATTATGGTCTTAAATGTTGCTCCACCAGAATTTTGTAAAATATTCGAACCATTAAATCTATATACTGGTTTTCCGTTCCAAATGTTTGTCTTGAAGGTCGGTCTTGAAGCTCCGCTTGATGTAGCATTTGAACTATTCCCTGATTGGTCGTGTGCAGTAGAAACCAAATCTCCGTCATTATAGCTCTCTGCGTCTGCCTTATACCACCTTGAAAGTCCGGATATTTTGTCTGGTGTCACTCCAATTAAAGTATGGGGAGTTGCCGAGTTTGTGCCATGTGAAAATAATTTACTGTTTAATGAATTTGGGTTGTAGTATAAAAACTCGTATGTCCTTGAGGCGTTTCCGCTTGGCAGTTGTCCGGCAGGAAATTTTGCCCACGCTTGCTGTGAGCCGAAATATCCCCACATTGTTGAGCTCTGTGAGTTTTGACCTCCGCCGTTAATTCCTGCTGCCTCGTTCCACATTCCTCCGTTTCCTCCGGTAGAGCCTGCTATATCGGCCATGGCGTATCCTCCCTTGCTATCTCTTTTAAATTGAGTCGACGAACCTGCAAAGGTTTGTGGGAATGTCGTCGCTCCTATTTTCCCGCCAAAATTATAAACGTCTATATAATTTGAATCCCAAACCGAGGCGTAAGAATCGCCGTCAGTCGCCGATGCATTTCCGTAAACTATATAAATTATTGTATTAGCTGTCGAGCTTATTGTCGGCACCTTTACCGTAAACCAGCCTTTGCCTGATGAATAAGAGCCACGCTCGTAAGAAAGTATATTGTCATTATCGTCCACAAATCTGATGTCGTATCCGTTGGCTTTGGCTCTTGTGCTTATGTCTGTATCATTAAAATAAATCAGTATCGGATAGTTGGTTAAATCTACGTCTGGTTTTGCCAGAATTATTTTTTTAACATATTGCCAACCGGCGAGAGCCGTTGGAATTGGGCGTTGGGTTTTTGATAAATAGTACCTCTTTTTTCCTATTGAAATATCATCTGCATTTTTTGGCGACATTATTCCGGCTATTTCCTGCCATAAACTGTCACCTGCCGGACCTTGTGGGCCTGTCGCACCGGTAGGACCAGTTGGTCCGGTAGCTCCTGTCGCGCCTTGAGGTCCTTGTGGGCCGGTAAGTCCTGTATCACCTTTTGCACCGGTGGCTCCCTGTGGACCCTGCGCTCCTGTATCTCCTTTATCGCCTTTTATACCTTGGATACCCTGAGGACCTTGTATGCCTTGGCTTCCGGCGTCGCCTTTGTCGCCCTTGGCTCCTGTCGCACCGGTAGGACCTTGTACCCCCTGATCGCCCTGTGGGCCTTGCGCACCCCTAACATATCCGGCATCGTAATCATTCCCTTGGGCGGTAACGTGCAGGTGGTAATTTCCGTCAACATAAGCTCCACTTACCGGACCGTCTCCTTTCGGACCTTGTTGGGACATCACAACTGAAATCGTGACAACTGATATTGTCGCCACAATTGCAAACTGCTTGATTGTGATGTTTATATCCTGCATTATGATTTTCTGTTTGTCACAGGGTCTACAATATTAAATTCTCCGGCCTGAATTGCCGAAACTGCACCCGATGCTGATTTTAGTTTCAGGTCGTATAAATAATTACCGGCATCAATCGAAGTGTCTGTGTTAGACAAAACAATTGTCGTTTTCCCATGTGTCGGGTCGGTGTGTGAAGTGATTGTTTTTTTAATAACCGCGTTTGCGTCAGTCGTATCCAGCTCGTCTATTTTTTCAGGTGTTTTGACTGTGAAAAATACAGTCTGTCCAGTTAGGTCAACAGCTGTGCCATTTGAGTCAGCAAAAGTGACTGCAAAAGATTGGTCTGTACCGCGTATGATTGATATTGTTGTTGGGTTCATAGATTTGTTTTTAATTATAGAAATATACTGTGCCGGAACCGTATGTATTATTATTTGTCCCATCAAGATATATTTGCAAATTTGTTCCCCAAATTGTATGTACCCCACGATCAATCCCAGACCCATTATATGGTCCCACAGAAACTACACTTTGGAATAATGACGTGGGTCCATTTTTTGCTATCAACATTACTCCATCGTATGGAACATATGGGTATCCTGCTCCGGCCGGCCCATTTTGCATATTGTAAACTACGAGCGCAAAGTTCGCTCCTGATGGGATAGTGACACTGGCCGTATTTGTTGTTGCACCCCCGCTCGATGTACAGCTGAATGATGCCGAGCTGATATAGTTCCAGTGTAATGCCGACAAAACATATTCTTTATTTGCCGCGTCTGTATTGTTTGTCGGGTCGGGTACTATCGGGCTACTTAAAAATGTTTTTACTCCCGAGATGTTTTCTGCGACGTTGCCACCGGTTCTTACAAAAACTGTTGGGTCAATTGCAATTAAATATGGCCTGACATCGTTATAAATATATCCATTTGTTCCATCGGTTGCGTCCTTGATTGAAGTTTCTCCGGCTACGTTATAAACCTCGCAAATTACAATAGTTCCATCTGTCGGGTATGCCGGTGCGCTTGGCGTTCCGGTTGTTGGCGTGCCTTGCATTATGGCAAGTGTGCCTACCGAGTTTATTGTTAAAATATCTATTCTTTTATTCCCTGCTGACGGCGCTGAAAAAGACGGAGAGTTTCCGCCTGCAAAAATTACTCTCGTTGCGCCTATATAACAAACTCCCGGCTCGACATATAGCGTCATTCCCGGACTGGATTGTTGATGCGCCAAAAGCATCGCGCCTCCGTAGGCATCTGCCCTCAAATTATTATATTGTGATGCAAGACCTTGCTGTCCTGCTGTTACTGCCGAGCTTCGCATGTTTGTTTATTATTTAATAGTAAGCCCTTGGACTGTCTATAATGAAATTGTTATTTGAACCGTCGTATCGAGTCCCGGCGTTTTTACATATGGCGTTGCGAATAACGCGTGGTTGAATATCGTGCCGGAATTTGGCGTGCTTGTACCACCTATAAAACTCCCCGCCTCGTAATATGTTGCATTTGGCAAAGCCGAATCAGGAAAGAAAGCCTGCAATTGCAACTCGTTGTATCCAATGTCCATAGAGTCCACGACTACCGATCTGGCAGATTCAGTTGTTAGTTGAGTGTCTGAATTTGCCGGAGTCGTTTGTCCGGTGCCTATGCTTATGTAGTTTATAGCCAGTCCGCATACCGGAGTCGCCAAAAATCCGTTTAAATTCTGAATAATTAAATCTGTGCCACAGTTGGCGGCCTGAATTATCAGATTATGGTTAGAAATCTGCTGAACCTGCCCTATTTTGAGAATACCCTGTATTCTGGCCCTTAATTTGCTAATCTCGCCACGTTGGGCTGATTTTTGCGATAACATGCCCTGTAATTCAAGCATTAAGGGCGCAATCTTTGCCAACGTCCCCTTTTTGTATCCCCTGATGGTAATTTTTCCTTTTATGTTTAATTTTTCAGCTGTTTTTTCCATAAATTTTTAGTGTAGCACACTTCTTTTTTAGACTTCGGAAAATAGTGTGTTATAGTTTTCCGAATCGATTAATACCAAGTAAAAAGTGACCAGACTATTGCCGGAGTGTATCCGGGTCCCCATTTGTATGGTGGCGGTTCGCAATTTGCGGCCGCCGAGTCTGTTAAATTTAATGTTTCGGTTATGGCTTGTAAAACTTCTATAATTGTCGAGTCGTCCACCGGGTTGTCCTGATTTTCTTTTTGCAGAATAGTCGCCATTAAGTCCACGAATGTCACCTGATCTGACCCGTAGGCTTCCACCTGCCATTCAATTTGCGTTGGCGAGTATCCGTTGCCGGTCAGTCGTCTTATCGTCAAGGGTATGTTTGTGTATCCAAGCAGTGTGCTGTTTAACAAAATGGTCTGACCTACTGCCAGTCCGGGTTGCAGGGTGTTGAATTTAACCGTATAAACTGCGTGGCCATACATTGCTATTTCCGCTTGCGCTCTTGCGTGGGCTTCCGGCGTTGTTGTTATTTGTTTGTCTACAATGCTGTCCTGAATTTCTCCGTATGCTGAAATTGCCGCCGAGTCTTGGGCTTGAGCTACAATCGGAATAGTCGCGTTTCCATAAACTACCAGCGATTGTCCGGCAGTCGGTGCTCCGGCTGTAAAAATAATATACCGTCCGGCAGGGTTCCACAAAACTTGAACCGACGATGGATTAGTAACTTGATTTTCAATTCCAACTGTCTGTATCACTCCATTAAGTTTTACTGTAAAAGCCGAGTCGTTTGCGTAGGTGTAATAAAGTCCGTAACCTTTTTTTACTCCGTCTGTCTGGTAAACATCGTTTGTATTTCCTGCGGTAAATGTCTGCTTTCTATTTCCCCCTATAACCACCACGCTGTTTTTCATGTTTGTTAAATCCATATCAATTTCTAAGCTCGGCCATTCAATCATTCCCGAATTGTCATCTATATTAAAAGGTGCTAAAACCTGCTCGGTTAAGAAAAAATGCACGTCCTTACTCGGGTCAACATACCAATCCCAACCAATCATACTGGCCAGCTTCTGAATGCATTTTGTCACCGGCTCATAATTAAATTTAATGCTCGGCACAAGGAAGTTTCCGCGTTGGACGTTTGTATGCGTATATGTGCCATTCGTAAAATTCGCCAAAATGTCAATTATAATATCCGCCGGGTCCATTTGTGCATAAGTCTTTTTGACGAGCTTGGTGTCCATTTTAAAACTCCAGTCTGTGCAGGTAACCAATACCTCCGGCAATATACCGGCTCCTCCGGCGATAGTAGTGTCTTTTTCGGTAACCGTTCCGCCAAATATATGCGTGCCGTTTTGATAAACATCAATCTGGTCGTTTAAAGATACGGTCGGGTCTGATGGGGTTTTATGGATATAAAATTGAACCTTAGATACCTCTTTCGTTAAAACCAAAGTCACCTGCAAACTGTCCCAATGCACGCTGGAAGATATATCTGTGCCATTTTTTTTGACTTGTAGTGTTGTTGGCATTTCATTTTTTAATAAGTCCTCAGCTTGTTCGATTTGTTTATCTCTCTTGCCATCTGGTTGAAAAGTTTGCGCGTGCTGTTAGGGTCGGTAAATTGTCCGCCATTTATTATAATGGTTACCCCGCCACCGCCTCCGTATCCTCCGCCTCCGCTCAACGGCACAACGGCTTCCGGTCCGGCTTCTCCAATTAAAGCCAAAGTCGGGCTGTTTACTATTCCGCCCGATGCCAAATGGATTGAAGTTAAAGCTCCTAATGCGGAGCTTAGCCCTGAGCTGACACCTTTTGTCGCCGAGCTTACCACGCTTCCTATCGAGTTAGCCACGTTCATTAAAGGCTGTATTAAATTACTGACAAAGCTGATCAGGTTTTGGAATCCCGATTTTATTCCGTTAATAATGTTGTCAAAAGTTTGTTTAATCCCACCCCATATTGCGGTAAAGAAATCGCTCATATTCTGCCACAAAGTATTCCAAGCTCCACTCAGCCATTCAAATGCCGGCTTCAAAAAGTTCTGCACGTCAGTCCAAACCTTAACCACAGTATCTTTTACTTGTTGCCAATGCGTAACCATCAAAACTATAATTGCTATCACCGCGACAATGGCGGCGATAATCAAAATAATCGGGTTGGCGGCTAAAAAGTCCAAGGCTGTGCCAAAGGCACCCACAACCATCGAACCTATTTTCAATAAAGATATAAAAGAAGAAACTATCTGTGCCACACCGGCAATCGCACCGGCCAGCAGACCTACCGCGGCCAAAGTCCCCATTATTCCTGCCGTCAAATTTGGATGTGCCTTTGCCAAATCATTTATTGTCTGAAGCACCGGCTCTAAGGCTTTTAAAACATTGGTCAAAGCCGGGACAAGCGTATTCCCAAATGTCACGCTCAGCTCGTTTGTTTCTGCGGCCGCTATTTTCATTTGTCTGTCCAAATCCTGAGACATTTTTTTCGCGTCTCCGCCAAATCTCTGGTTTAATATTTCCAAAGCTTCCATCTGAGTCAGATTGTCCTTTGCGGTTATGCCCACGCTCTTTAAGGCCATGCTCATCTGTCCGTTATAAATCTTGGAGACTGCTGTGGCGGCCGCTCCCAGCTCCATGTGTTTTCCCACAGCCAAATCCATAGCAGTCGATAAGGCCTGCGTTGATTGCTGAGTAGTAAGTCCGGCTTGGCTGAATGCTGTCAGGGCGTTGTATGTATCGGTCATTGTAAATCCGAGATCAACGTTCTTTTCAGCCAGTCCGGTAAATGATTTTACCGTTTGCTCCACGTTCATCGACACCGCCGCCATCCTGCCATTTATGGTGTCCAACTGTTGTTGCAACTTGTCGTCTGTCTGGTTAAGTTTATCAACCTGAGACGTATAATCCGCCCATGATATTTTTCCCCTGTCCACCTCGCTGGTCAGTTTTGTTATCTTAGCTTGGTTTGCTTCTATCTGGTCTGTCAGTCTTTTTTTCTGGTCGGCTACCGTTGAGTCTGCGTTTCCGGATGCTATGGCGGCATCTTTTTCGTTCTGCAAGGTCACCGTCAAAAGTTCCAATGCGCTATCCTGCTCAGACGCGGCGTTTACCATCAAACCTATCGGTGCCAATATCGCCACAGACATCAAGCCAAACGTATTCCTTACGTCGTCGGCTGATTTTTTTACGCTGTCCAAAGACTTGGCAGTGTTCTGCATATTGCCTCCCATCTGTTGCAATGCCGACGAGGCATTATCCACCAGCGATGCGACTATTTGTAGATTTGTGTCTGCCATAACTTGACAACTATTTTAAATTATGTAAAGTTAATGTATATTATTAAAATTATAAAAAATATGTTGGATATAATATTTTTTGCTCTTGCCGGTTTATTTTTAATATTAGCTATCGTAGGCGGAGTAAAACCGGAGCTGTTTAAAGATAAAAAAGGCGGTGTTGCGGATAAAAAACAAATCATAACTGGGTTTACTACCTTTGCCGTAATCTTATTTATTTTAGGAGCTGTTTTTACCCCGTCAGATAATTCTTCTAAAAAAATAGCGCAGATGGATATGTCTATTAAGCAGGTTACCTCTATGGAAGCTTTTAAAGATGACCCCAATGCAGCCGGCGGATGGGTCTTTGCTATCAAAAATAATAATTCCTTTGAATGGAAAGACTGCGATTTGAAACTTAACGACACCTACAATAATCACTTAGACTCTATAAATATTCCAAAAGATAAAAATGATTTTGTTTATCTTTATGAAAGCAGTTTCTACAAAACAGACGGGATACCTTTCAATCCAATTTCTCAAAGACCATTAAAGCTAAGCATTTGTTGCAACACTCCGACAATCGATTGCTATGTGGGAGGCTGGACTAATTAGCCACCCTGATCCCTTTTAATTTTCTCTGCCTCACTGCTTAAATATGCAGTGAGGTTTTGTATTAACCAAAGTGGCTGGTCTCTAAATTCTTGGTGCGTCCATTTCATCTCTCGACATAAAATGGTTTCAATCATAATCTCCGGATATTCCAACGTTCCATGAAAATTAAAATATCTGTCCCAAGCGGCGGCTACTTCGCCGTCGGAAAACCCGCTTTGAAAATTTCAATTGATGCCTGCTGGATTACAAATGCCTCTGCTGACGGCAAATCAAGGATATTCTCAATCACTTTTTCTGTTTTGTCGTCCATGGAAACCACAACTGCCCTCATGACCTCTGTTGTAAATTCCATCGCCAAACCTATCGGCAAGTTGGCTGTATTTATCGAGCTGATGTCTTTTAAGCTCTCTTTTTTTGTTATAGAGTTTGTTTCGCGCTGGGTCAGGTATGTTTTTAAAACTACCTTATGCCCTCCCGGAGTTTCGATTGTTTTTGTTTCTCTTTCCATATTTGTTAGACGGGCGCTGGTGTCTAACAAGCTCCAGCGCCCGTTGTTAGATAAATAATACTTAGTAAGTAGCGTTTGTATTCGTCAGAATTGCTTTGATCATCAAAGCATCTGTCAGCGAATATGCGCCGGTGAATTTGACTGTCTGGTAAACCAATTCTTTCGGTGTTCTCTTTACCGATATTTCAGTAAAGAATGCCTTTGCCAAGCTGACGTTCAATTCAGGATGGCTTGGGACTGTTCCGATATTTACATCGGTGTTTTTTACATCGATAGAAATGGCTTTGTAAGTATTCGCCAATGAGGCTGTTTTAAAATCAGCCTCGCTTTGGAATATAGCCTCAATTGTCCCCTCCACTTTAAATTCCTTGTTTAGGAAGTCGCGCGGAGATGTACTGCCAAGGACATCGTCATCGTCTGTGTTTTGGTCTGCGGTCAGCTTCAACGATTTTACGCCGATCGTTGTGCCTCCCGACAAGCCTGCATAAGATGATGCGACCTTGAAAGTCACATATTGCGGGACAAACCTGTTTTCAGCCGTTTGGACCGGCGTTAAAGAAGAAATCTGGACCCCCTTTTGACCTTTTAAAGTAAAAGAGATTTCCAAAAACTTCTTTAATGCAAATTCAATGTCCATCTTTGTCACGACTGCGTTAGCATGCGAATAGTCCTGACCGCTTAATGGGTCGTGGACATACGCGGACAAAGATTGGTGCTGTACAGATTGAGCGACTGTAAAAGAATGGTCATAGACTGTCGTTTCTCCGGAGTGTGCTGCGACAGAATATCCGCCGAGCAGTGAGTACAAAAGCAATCCCAAGCTGTTATCAACCAAGGGCATTTTTACCGTTCCCTCTGCCCAATTTTTGACTCTTGTTTGGTTTGCGTTATCCTCAATTACTCCGTATACTTCCACGTCTTTGACGTTTTCGTATTTTTCCTGCAAGTCTAATTCCGACCATGCTAAATAATAGCTTGGTGTCGCCGGGGATGTTCCCCTTACCGATTCTTTTACTATTCCGAATTGTACTTGTCGTCCTATTCCTTTTTGTGACATGTTTTTATTTGTTAATTATTTTTAATTTTTTGCTTTTAAAACGACCTTTTGTTTTTATCGATTTGCTTCCTTGCATGCTTTTGTTTTTATGTTTTTTAATCATTTTTAATCGCCAAGCTGGTAGATTGCCTTGGCATTTACTAATATTGATGTGCAAATGTATACTTTGTCGCCGGATATAACTTTGCCGGTCACGCTTTCTACGGGCAATATGCCTCCAACTGCTGTGCCTCCGGCTGTAAAATCTGTGTCTAAAGCGTTTAATATCGCGTCCAGCACGTCCTCAACGTCCGAATCTCCGGTCATATTCTCGGCTTTTTGCATAATGAAAACCTGAAATTGGTATGTCCTGATGTTGTTTTGGTTGTCTGCCGCGTCTGATTTCACCTCTCCCGGGCCTATAATCGCCACCGGAAACTTGGCAATGTCCATGGAATATACGTCTGGTTTTGTCCATTCTATCGAGTCAACCTCACCTAAAATGCCATCATCTATCAATGCCTCCAAGTCCGATATTATTTTTTCTTTAATTGGCGATGCTAAGCTTTTCATTTTGTTTGTTCTGAAATTTTTTCTGTTATTTTTTCCAATGCTTGCTCAAAGTATCCCTGTATTCTCGGCGTAGCTTCCTCGGCTATGCGTTCCATAAAAGGATTTGGTTTTGTCCCGGGATGGTGGACATATTTTACTACCGGTCCGTCATCTCCCCCCCAATGCAACGCTTTTTTAACTTTCGGGAATATCATGTGTGGTGCTGTGCCGAATTCCACGAATGCTGCATAATTTACCAATGGCGACCAAGTGAATTTCATCGGCTCCTGCAATCCCTTCCAGTTATTCAGCTTCAACAAGTTTCCTGTTTTGTGCGGAACGTTACTTGGATTGGTTGCGTTGGCTAACGCTATCTTTGAATTCAGGAATGCCCAGTCAAACTGTGTTTTTGCAACGTCCGGTGCTTGATGAAATGCGTTCATTAAGGCTTGCAGGTTCGGTATGGTTATTGAAAATGTTGTATCTGCCATGGTCTACATTATTGTAGGCACTCGGCGGTAACGCTTAATCGTGTCCAAATCTTGCTGATCTAACTGCCTGTCGTATCTGACTACTGTGCTTTCCAAACTCTGTTCGCTTTTACCTGCCTGTTCTCTACGTTTAAATTGTCTTATTACAATGTTTTCGCAGGTTCTCGTAATGTCTGCCGGCAATGTATGGGTTAATCCGTCTCCGGCGTTTTTCCAGTTTATTAAATATCCTGCCCAATAATCCCCTTTCACTGTATTGTTAAAAATTGATGACATCCATCCGTAAATCCTGACTATTCCGGCTTTTGCGTCATCTACCGTCTCAAACTGTGGCGGAAAGAAGCTTGTCCAGTTCGGCTGGTCCGGTGTGCCGGCTCTGTATTGCAAACTGGTCAATCCGTTTATAAATATGTGTGCGTCTGTGCTGTTGAATATGAAGTTATTGCTTATGGTTATTACTGAGCCTGTTACGTCTGTTATTTTTGTGCCGGGAAGTATTCCGTCTCCGTAAATCGGCATACCTTTTTGGACTCCGTTTACGTTATTTAAAGTCACTGTGTTTTGTCCGCCGACGATTGTGACTATGTCTGTTAAAAAGAAAACCGGAGCGTGTCTTAGCATTCTGAATTTCTGTTTTGAACCCCATTGCGAGAATTGCTCTGAAATGTAAAAAGTCATCGCAAACCTGCGGTTGCATTCCTGCTCTAAATATTCGGTCACTGCGTTAATCTCGCGCTGTAATATAACGTCAAAATTAGAGTTGTCTAATCCAGGGATTAATGCCTTAACGCGGTCTAACGTCGTCAAAGCGTAGGGGAGTAATTGAGCTTCTGGCATTTTGGTATTGTTTAATATTTATGTTTTCTAAAATTATGTTTTTTATTGTATTCTGCATGGCACCTATAACACATCGCAATATAATCCTCTAAAACTCTGCGGTAGCGATGGTCTATATTTGCCCATTGAACGTTATTCGATGGGTTTCCACAAACTTCACAAATTTTTGGTCTGCCTTTCCATCTGGCTACCCATGCATGAATTGCAACATATCCGGCGTTATCTCCTTTCCAATGTGGATTTTTTTCTCCTTTTATAGCTGGGCGACCATCGAGCCAAGCGCCCTTACACCCTTTTTTAAACCACCCTTTATTGATTCCATTTTTCGGAGTTCCTGTTGGCATTTTATTTTCTCTCCGTATTTCACACCCAACCTTACGAGTAAAGGTGTGAGATACGAAGCGTAAGGTTAATTTTATGCTTCGTATGTTTCACAAGAAAACTAAGTATTGCTGTTAGCAGTAACGGATGGAAGCTCGAAGCCTCTGCCTAATACTATTTCACCAAAAACGATACAGGCTGGTGTTGTACCTCCGACAAATGTCGGGGTGGCTACTACCCTCAAATATCTCTTTCGGTTGAGGTTGTTTAATCCCTCGATTCTGGCCTCAAGGTCAGCTCCTGCGGCTGCTGTGATGGCTGCTGTGCCTCCGATAACAACTCCTGTGTTATCTAATGCATCAGCGAAGTTTCCGTTTGATGTTGCACATTCTTGCAACTTAACGGCTACTGTTGATGGGGATGGAGAACCCGACGCGGCGGATACTCTTACCCTCAATACAGCGGTGTTAAAACCAACTGTGTCGATGGCTGAGCCATCAATCTCAGAACCTGTGTTTGATTGGCAATCAATTGATGTGCTGAATTGCACATTCTCGTATAAGCTTTTCATGGTTTTGTGTTTTTTTAATTGGCTTTAGGTCTTATCAGACCCCTCACAGACGACCTTTTTTATGCCTTGACAGGCATCGTTGCAAGGACGGGCCGGGCTTCCCGTTAGCGCTTAATAATTACCCGAGAATTATCCGGTGATGAGCCGGACAATCTCTCGAACAACAATTATGCGTGTGTCGAAATGTTGATGAATGCTTTTGGCAAAGCCAAAACCAAGGCGTGTCTGTGTCTGTAGACAATACCTTGTTGATCTGCCAAGGCGATTTCCTTTCCACCAAAAGTTCCTGATACAAACTTTTCCATGCTCATATCGCCTCTGTCACCGAAAGCCAAGGCTTTCATGTTTCCAAAGATTGCGAATTGAGTTGAAGCTGATGCTCCATTGCCGGCTGGCAATGTTGGCAACCAGCGGTTTGTATAAACAGGGTAACCCAAGATGTAGCCGGCTGGTTTTACTGGACCGCCGCCTTTTTCTTGGCTCAAGGTTTCAGGAGCCCACGCTGCATAAGGCAAAATATAATTTCCAGCTGTATCTTTTTGAGTTCTCCAAGATGCCCAGACTGTTCTATGTGTATAGAAAGCTGCACCGTCCAAAATAGATTCCTCTAATTGGCCGATTGCACTTGAACCGTCAACAAGAACCTCAAATCCGTCCGGTGTGGTTGGATTGGAGTTGCTGAATTTTGTTTTGCCAGAGTCCAACGTTAATGTTGGAACGGCGGCGTTCTTGAGAATACCAACGAATGGTCCACCAACAACGACTCCGTTTGCAGTATTGCCGGATCCTCCAATTAATCCCTGTTGATCAACCATGTTAGCCAACGCCTCTCCGGCGATTGCTAATAGCCAATCTGCAAGGTTAACGGATGCATCAGACAATAAATCGTTTCCGACCGCGAATGCTAATTGCCATTTCTGGGCGATTAATGTTGCTTGACCAAATGTCAATCCGGTTATTACACCGGCAACATCAACTCCGAGATAACCACCTGTTAGGTATGAACCAGTGTAGTTAGGAATTCCTAACTGATCTGTTTTCATAGTCCATTTTTGAGCTTGGCTCAAAACTGTTCCTACAGATGCGGCAATTCTTAAAATGGCAGCTGCCAATTCGACTGATACTAAGTATCCGCCGCGATTGTCTTGCTGTTCAATTAAGGCTTCGTTGGATTTGGTAACGGCTCTATTCCAAGCAATTGATTTTGCTGCTTCGCACAAATCTAATTTTTGCTTTTCGTTTAAGCCAGATACGTCGCGTCCAAATGCTGCTCTCTCAAACCTCATTTTTTCAACTTGGCTCT